TCAGGCCGTGTTCAGCGAACAGCTGTAGGGCCTCTTCCAGGTCGTTCCGGGACAATCCCGACCAATCCGGGAAGATCCGGGATTTCAGTTTGTGCGTGTTGGCCTCACTCCGGCCCCAATCGTCGAAGTCGCTCAGTAGCCAAGGCCACAGCAGCGCCGCGCGTAGGTTCTCTTCGGCGACAGCGAAGAGCGCCTCGTCCGTGCCCATGTCTGATGAGATGTATACTTTGCGCGCCATCGTTCAATCCACCTCGTGCAACGTTCTAGCAAGTGCCCTGAACGCTTCTAGCTGCATCTTCGGCCTCCAGCCGCTTCTTGAGATCCTCGGTGTTCATGGCGTCACTCATCACTCGCCTCCCCCAGCTCTCTGAGCGTGTTCTCCCGTCCCACTTCGAGCCCGGCGCGGTAGACGGCTTTCAGCCACCAAGCATCGTATTCCACCCATTCGTAACCGGTCCACTCTTGACCCTGCCGACCGTCTCTGGAGATGCGAATCATCCCCGCGGTATCCGGCTCGCGGTCGCTTTTGAACTCTATCCAGTTCTCCTCTGCAATGATGTTCATCTCAGCCACTCCCACAGTCGCCGCCACCAAGGAAGCGCACGCCATGTAGCGATAGCTTCGTCCAACGGGGCAGCTGGAGCGGGATACTCCGGGAAGTGTTTGCATTCATAAATGAGTAGCGCGTTACTCAGCGCCCTGAATTCATCCCACTCGGGCGTATCGCACTGAGGCAACGCGAGAAGCATTTGCCGGTATTGGCGAAGCGCTGCCTTGTACTCCCTCGGTGTCTTAATCTCCATCGTAGACCCCCCGCAGTTCGAAGCTCCGCAGCTCGAGCAGCTTGACCTTCACTTGAGCCTCCTGCTCCCACCAGGTGTACCGCTCGCTTCTTCCCGTAAAGGGATTGTTCTCCGTCCCGGACCGCTTCACCCACTTCGCGTGCGGGTTCGGCAGGTAGCCGGTCAGCTCCAACTTCACGACGCGGCCGGGTTCCAAGCCCTGGTCGCAGTAGGCCTCCCACTCCCCCCGCGTCATCTCCACCGACCCGGTCACGCCGATCTTCACCATCGGTACGTCCTGCCGATCGACAGCCGGGAAGATGTCAGGGTCAAGGGTTGGCTGCCTCAGCCCCGTCATCCACTCCCCCGCCTCACGGCTGAAATCGGCCGGCGGGGGCTTCAGTTGAGGTGTAGAGAAGTCTTCCTGCGTCGCCGCGACGTCAGCACACGGCTTCGATAGCGCGCACGACGGATCGGGACATGTACCGACCTGTCCATAGCACTCGGGCAGCGTCTCATACGGCGCTGCGCGTCCCGTTTCGACAGTCTCTGTGGTTGTAGCTTCTACCGCTTCCATCGCTACCTCCGCTTCCTTGGTCTCACGTTCCACGTCGCCCTTGGACTCACTAAGGGAATAGCCGCAGATCGTCCCGTCGCGCAACTTGGCCTGGCACGGATGCGTCTCGACAATGCGGCCAGGGTGGTCCCGGCAGGTTGCCTTTTTCATCTTCTTCCTCCAGACACGGTCTCCCATCCAACTGCGCGAGCACCCCGTCCTTCATGGCCTGCGCAAAGGAGCGCATGACGTCCACGCCGTGGTGCTGGCCAAGCTCGACGAGGAAGCGGATGGCGTATTGGGTTAGGGTGGGCATTCATCACCTCAGCCCATTGATGAACCACTCCACCTCCTCCCACCCGCGCTCTTCAGCTAGAGCGTCCAGGTCGGTCTGAGCGTCGGAGAACCAGTCCCTCCACTCCAGACCTGGGACGACGCGGCGTTGGCCCTTAACGTTCACGGACATGGCCACGAACCGTGGCAGTGAGGCATAGTCGGCGCTGATCCCCACCGCCACCCGCCGGCCTTTGTCATCGATGTAGGTGGTCACGTCTCCGTCCCCGGTCGGTAGGCAGGGATGAACTCCCCGTAGTGCCAGTAGCCGTCCTCTTCAGGACCGGGCTCCGGTGGGTCAAGGGGTGGTTCAGGGCAGTCGGTGTTATTCATCGCCCATCAGGGGGGTCCGGTAGGCACCGTTGGTTGTGGCTTCAGCGCCGCTGGAGGTATCCTCGATCTCGCCGGTCTCGGGATCGGCGGTCGGCGGCTCCGGCTTGGGCTGAACCCGCGGGTGATCTTTCATGCCGTGGAAGAGCCTCTGAGCCAGGTCTTCGGGGATGCCAGGGCCGTCGCCTTCATGACCCGCGGTGGCTGCAGTCGCAAGCACGTCGGCTTCGCTGTAACCGTACTTCTTGGCCTGCCTCAGAAGCTTCTTGTAGTCGGCCGCACCGATGGGCTTAGGCTGTGGTTTCTCCTCGCCGGTCATCGCCTCGCGAACCTCCGAGGGCAGGTCTTCGAGGTCCTGGGCGAACATGTCCGAACAGGCGGTAGCAGTGCGTATCGCGTCCACGAAAGAACGCTTCTCGGCCATCTTGAGAACGGTGTTGGCGATGTCGGCCGGCTCCATCCTTACCTGGCGCACACTGTAGGTACTGCCACCCTGACCCTTGGCCCATTTCACCCGGCGCCGGTCCTCGGGGGTGGCCTCGAATTCCTCCTCACAGACGGCTTTGCGCCAGCGATACTTATCCTCGTCGCTGGATGCCTCGCCGTGTCCGGAGCCGATGAACGTTCCCGCCTCTTGGTGGTAGAGATCGCATTGGATGCGATACCGGACGACTTCCGGCAACTCACTCAGGTCCTCTATCGCGTAGCGAGGCGCGAACTGGAAAGTGAGGCCGAGGATCTCCGCTCCCGGCTTGCGCAGGGATTTCTCCTTGGTGCCCGGTATGACTCCGTAGTGGGTACCCTCTTTCATGACCCCGCGCATGACGGACTGCACGAGCTGGACGCGCGCCTTGACGCCGGCGACGGTCTCACGCGTGATAACGGCTTGGTTGACTTGGGTGGTCTGCAGTTCTTGGCCTGTCATCTGACCGCCGCCTCCTCCGTGATCCAGATGCGCACCCCGGGGATGGGGTTATCCGGTGTCGCGATGCCCGCCCGTACGGCCGCCCCTACTTTCTTCTCGTCCACGCTCAAGTACTCGCGGGGCACCTGGGCCGGGTCGACCACCTCGAAATGAGTCTGCTTGCGGAAGGTGACCTTCGCGCCTTCGACCTGGATGGTCTTGGCCGGCGCGGCCACCGTCGGGATGATGGGCATGACGGGCGGGGGCTCGACACCCCTGGCTTCGGCTCTCGCCGCCGCTTTCTCCTGGCGCCGCTCGGCCAGGAGCCGCAGGCGTTCCTGTTCTTTACGGGCCGCTTCCTGGACCTTGGACCGATAGTCAGCGGTTTTGCGAGCGAGGATCTGGTCGGCCTCTTTGGCGGGGGCGGCCATCCGGTCAAAATCGGCACGGATCAGCTTGATCTGGTCGTTGAGCGGGTCGAGCCAGCGCTTCTTAAGGGCATCGATGCTCTTGGTGTATTTGCGGGCCGTGGCCAGCATATTGAGCGCTCGGTTGTTGGTGGCCTCGTCTACGATGGCGAGCTCGAAGGCCTCGTCCGCGATGGTCCGGGCCTGGGTGACGACCTCCACCACTTCAGGGTCGTCCTGGTAGGGGGCGAGGGCTAGGGCTTGTGTCATGACTTCACTCCTGTCTTCATGATGTTGTAGGCCCCGAGTAGATAGCCGAAGAGCGCGAAGTCGCGTTCATGGTGTTTGAGCGGGTAAGCCCTCACCTTGCCGGGCTCGTCTTTGTCCAGGTGTAGGATGAGACGGCCGGCGGGGCGGTCAGGGTAGCTCTCCTTGCCCGCCTGCCGGTAGGCCGCCAGTTGCGCGCGGTGGCTCCAGTAGATATCCCTGGTGGCCTTGTAGTCGATGAAGGTGGGGAGCTTCTGCCTGCGCAGACGGCAGTAGAGGTCAGGAGTCCCCGCGTATCCATACTTGAGGGATGCGATGGGTTGCTGGACGGCGTAGACCTCTTCCACGTGTTCCGAGAGCCAGCGTTTCCCAGCCTCTAAGGTCAAGCGCCAGTTGTCCGGCATGTCGAGCGGCACTAACCGGTTCCCACCTACGAAGGCGGTGAGCGCCGCGTCCACGCTCTTGCCGAAGGCGGCCGCCTCGTCGCGGATGACATCCGCCTGCGACCCCATCCTCTTCATCCACTCCTCCAGTTGAGGGGCACGCAGCACGGTCCCGATCACTTTGGTGACCGACACCAGTACCCGACCATCGACGGCGTAGCCATGTCCGGCCGGAGACGCTGAGGACACATCGGGGACGATGGTCCGTCGATCTGTCAAGTCTTGCTCCAATTGCCACTCCCTTCAGCCGCCTTCCGCGCTTTCCACACGATCACGTCCACAGTGGATCTGCTGATACGGTAGAGGTCAGCGATCTCGTTGCGAGAGTAGACACCCTCCGCCTCCAGCCGCAACCAGAGGCTCGATCGGCCGGGTCCGGAGCGATGCGGAACCATGCAGCGCTCTCATAGAAGCCCCGCCACCCAGGCATAAAGCACCACCCAGAGGACAACGGCCAAGCAGGAGAGCGCCAGGAACAGCCGTTCCCTGCGCTTGGCCCGACGAGCAGCGGCCAGGGCGCGAGCGGTGCGCTTCCGGTAGAGCTCCGCCTCAACAGCCGCCTGCCTCTTGCGGGCTATGGTGCGGGCGCCGACCAGGCGAGTCTCAGGATCCAACATGCCGGCCATCCTTCCGTAGTTCGCGTTTCAGCCGCGCGATCTCCCGTTCTTGGCGCGCCACCGTCCAGAGAGCCAGGACGGCTATGGCGGCGACGATGAAGACAACGACGCAGAGGGCGAGGATGTCCAGGTTCATGACGCTACCTCGAATAGTGTGGGGCTCCACTCAAAGTCCGCGATCACCATGTCTAGCTCGCGGACGGTGACAAGCTCGCTCATGGCTCGCGAGCGCAGGCTGTCGCGGGTCCTCTTGAGCGCCCCCAGGTCCGGGCCCGTGGCCACGAAGACACCGTTCGTCACGGTGAGCGCCACCACGGGGATGTGTCTATCGCGCCTGAGCTCTTGAATGCCCTGGCGGACCCGGCGCTCGCTCCATTCGAGGAGTCGAGACAGCTTCCTGATCGTGGTGCCGTTGCCGGCACCGATGGGTAGGGCAAGGTAGAGGGCGTCGAGCTCTGAGGGGCTCATGCCGCCTCCTCTTCCTCCGGATCCTCGCACCCCTCCGGCGCCAAACGATCCGCGGCGCCGGCGACGAACGCGGCGAGGACCTCATAGGCGGTGGGAATGCTCATGCGGCGGGCTCTTCGGACAGCGGCCCGGTCTGAGGTCGGTCACGCTCCGCATGAAACTCGAGGTAGTGGACCAAGGCGAGCTTGCAGATCTCCGCCATGCTCCGGTGTTGCAGCTTCGCCTCCGCTATGAGGCGGCTCTTGAGGTCCGGCGGGAGGTCGAAGTTCAGCTTGGTCACAAGCACGCCGTCCCTGATGTTCCGCGTCTTTGCCATAGGCTCTCCCCTCTCGAACGTGTGGTGGATGGTAGTTGCATACTACCATGACACTCTTGTAACACACAATAGATAAGAGGGGCCCTGCAATATGATTTACGCAATTTGCGGACTTTACAATGCAACAGCAACGTTGTAATGTAGGGTTGTGGAGGTTGCAAGGCATTATCGATCTAGGAGAGCGTTAATGAGAGAGGGCGATGTTGAGGGGCCCAGATGGGGTTCTGAGCCCTTCGGGAGGGTCGTTGAACGATTATGGGCTGAACAGATGGGCGGACCGCGCCGCGGGAACCTGGCCAGCCTGCACCGGGAGGTAGGCCTTGTTACCTATGAGTCCTTCCGGCAGATGTGCGACAGCACGTTGCAGCCGCGCATGGACGTCATGGAGGCGGTGGCCGCGATTCTGGGGATAGATCCTCGCGAGCCCCGCGGAGTGCACCCTCTATCCCGCCGGGCTCCCGGTGGTCATGAAGCTGGATTGGCCGACGGGGGATCCGCCCCGCGATCCAAGCGGCCGCTACAGCCCAAAAGAGGAGGCGACGACCGGAATTGAATTACGGAGAGTAGTGTTACCTGAGTATCGGCTATTGTCGGTGCATGGGGCGCCGGCTCAGATACCCACAGAAAGGGGTCACGATGCACGCTGAACGCTTCTGGTTTCCAACGAAGGGTAGGCTACAGCGGAGAGTCGGCCGGCGATATCAGTCCGGTCTCGTGCTGACTGCCGTCGTGTGGAGCTTCGCGTGGGGACCGTTCTGTCAGTTCCTCGTCTTCGAGCGGGCATGAGGGAAGGGGCGGCACCGGCCGCCCCTCGAGGATCCCGGGCGCTTACTTACGTCCGTGCCCTATCCCGCGGGTCTCGATGAAGGCCTCGATCCGCCGGCGGCTGTAGAGGTCCAGCTCGCCGGCGGATCCTTTTCTCCAGGGCGCGGGGAAGTCCTCATAGCGAGTCTTCCAGGTCCTAACGGTAAGCAGGGAGAGGCCGTGCTCGGCGGCGATCTCCTTCAGGGTCACAACGTCTTCGGGCTTCATCGGATCCTCCCCTTTCAGGCCGTCAGACGCCGGACTACTTCTTGCATCGCGTAGCGGCCGGCCGCGTTCAGTTGCCGTTGCCATGCTCCCTCGGACGGCGCCCACCGGAAGCCGTGGCTCTTGAGCATCGTGCGGGTCTGTTCCTCAGGCTTGCCCGGGAATAGGATCTGGACCCGGTTCAGGTCGGCGTCCTCGCGGACGGTGAAACCCGAGTACTCCGTCTCGGTCGTCTCGTCGTCGGCGCGGACCTCGAGCTCCTCGATCCGGCCGCGGAGCCTGCGGATGTTCGCGTTGTTGTTCTGGAGCTCATAGGCGGGGAAGCCCAGCCGGCCGCAGAAGTCCGCACGGAACAGCGAGACGGCCCGCCCCTGGGAGAAGCCCATACCTACCAGGGCGGCTATCTTCTCGTCGGTAGGAACGTTGCGGGGCTTGCCCTGGATGATCCTGTTCGCATTCTTCATGGTCTGCTGAAGCTCCTCAAGCCTCCGCAGCCGGGCGCGGATCTTCGCCGGCGCGTCCGGGTCATCTGCACTGATCGTCCTGTTGCTGGCGGCCGCCTCAGCGCGGCGGTCCAGTTGCCGGGCCTTCTTCTCCAGGTCCATGCCCCGCTCGATCTTCCCAAAGGCCCGGCCGCGGTAGGCGCGGTCGGACTTCTCCGAGTGGTGCCCTATCAGGATCGGCTGGCCCAGCGGGATCAGGGACAGAGCATCATCACCGGCCTGGATCAGCCGGTCGGCCTCAGCGTGGGCCCGGTCGGCGCGTTCCTGCAGGCGCTCAATGCGGGCCTGCCGGCGTTCCTCGTATGCGTTCACGGTCTACCTCCTGTCGGTTCTCTGGTTGCCCCACGCACCCCGGTCGGGGCGCCGCGCCGGCCCTAAGGGGCACCGGCTCAGTCTCGGCTCTGGGTCCTCTCGAGTTGGCAGCCGTCACACTCAGCGGGCCCGTTCTTGCTCGGCGTTTCCGCCAGCAGCGAGTTCAGCACGTGCGTAATATCTATCTCGCTCCAGCCCTTGTCCTCGCAGACGAGGCAGGTCCACCGGGCCCGGATCAGAGTCACTACCACGTCCCCCACGCTCAAGGAACGGATCTCCGGCTTCTCGGCTTCGGTCCCCAGATTGTCACCACAAAATATGTGCTCAGCGACTTCACGGGGCACGGGCTCATAGGGCCATTCTTTCGTCACTTCGTAGGCTTTCTGAAGTCTGCACTCGGGGCTGTATCCGATGAACTCGCCGCGCGGCTTGAAGTTGCCGGCGCCGTCGTAGTCCGGAAGCTCGCGGGTGTCGGTGGTGTTGTGGAGTATGTAGGCTCTGGCTTTCATGGGACCCTCCCCTTGTTCGTCGTGGAATCAGGCGGCTGTGATCTGGCGCTCGCGGGTCATGTAGCCGGCCGGCCGGGTATAGATGGTGATTCCGCAGTCCTTCCCGCAGAAGATCGTATGCCGGACGCACACCACATGGGCAGGGAAGTCGACGCGGTCTAGGCCCTCATACTGGCGATCAAACATCGGATGGGCGCTCGGGGTCAGGACCGTCTCGCCATCGAAGCGGACAAAGCCAAAGTAATCGCGGCTCCCACCGTCCCACCAGCTACGCACGTCGATGGTCTTGGTGGTCACTTCCAGCCGCACCTTGCGGCCGCGGTACTCGGGGAACGCCGCCCGGACGATCGCCTTCACTTCCGGATTCCCCATGCTCAGTTTCTCGCTCATGTTGCCCTCCTCGGGGTTTGTGTTATCCCACATCTATATTGTAATGTCCAAGTTCTGACTTGTCAATACCTGTGCAGGCATCAATTAGCCAGTTTTCCTCGACTTTTCACGTTGACGGGGAGGTCAAGAAAGTCCCTGCTCACAAGCCTAAAATCGTCGCGAACGGGAACAGGTACAAACATACTGGCAAGGGGCCGCGACGCGCTCACGTTGGTCCTGAGGCGTCTGAGGGCTATTGGCCGGATATGGCCAGAGAGCCCCAGAACGACAAAAATCCCCGCCCTTCAGTGGGGAAACTGAAGGGCGGGGTCGCCCGGAGGGCAGCGGCGAAGACTATCTCATCATCGATGACCCTTACAATGAGGCCACTATTCAGGCTAGCTCCGATAACATGAAAGCGCCCCGTCCCCTCGAAAGGGGACGGGGCGAAGGTAGCGCCGGTGGGAATCGAACCCACGTCTGCGGGATATGAACCCGCCGAGGAACCTCTCCTCTACGGCGCGACGAGACCCGACCTGCAAGGGGTCGGGTGGGCCGTCAGTCAGGTGGGACTATTCTTCGGGCGGTGCCTTGCGCAGTCCGAGCAGCGGCACCTTCAGGTCTTCCGCACTCTTCGCTTTGATGACCGCAAGCGCCACGATGCTCCCGTTGATGAGCGCCGCCACATACGCCGCCGGATCCTCGGGTCTAGCGAGCGCGGTACCGAGCTCGACCAACCCAATCGCGATCACGAGCGTGGCGATCCGATTGACGAGCTCGGTCCAATACTCGGCAACCGCGAAGCGGAAAGCCGAGATCAGGATGTAGACGATGGCGGCCGCGAGCGGGACGGTCAGGTTCTTGAGCGTTTCGAGCGTGATGAATTCATCCATCTGTGTCCTCTCTTTCGTTCTTCTCCTTGCGCATGGCTCGCCAGTCAAGTGCCCCCTCCACGAGCAGGAAGGCGGGGACCACCACTTCGATGATGCGTGTCGTCGTCTCCCCCAGGGGATGCCCACACACGTCGAGCACGACGCCGACGATGACGGCCCCGGCCGCGAGCCCCCACTTGCGACTGAGAAGCTTGTTCTTGGTCCAGGTCCCGCAGATCCGTCCCCATAGCTTCATGGGCGTCTCCTTACTTCGAGTCCGAACAGGCGCAGGAAGCGGGCCCGGAAGATGGGACAGACCCGCTCGTGGTATTGGGCGGCGCAGCTCACGCAATCGCGGATGCCCTGCCGGTCAAGCGGCACGACCACCCAATCCGGCCGCCAGAGTCCGCAGGGGCGGGATGTCCGGGACGCCGGTCATGACGTCACCTGATCCTACGTTCCTCGCACAGGCGCTTGTACTTGAGCACTGTCGCGACGTGGGTCCGGTGGTTGTTCTCCCACGATGGGGCGTAGCGCTCACACAACCCGTCAATATCGCCACGCTCTAGGTAGGGCAGGTAGACGGCCTCCATCAGAGCAAACCACGCTCGTATCATCGATTCTGTGGACGTGTAGTCAGCGAACCCGCTCACGACTCCGTTGATCGAGCCCCATTTGCCGGCGACGTCCTTGACGCCGAAGGCGCAGTTGTACCGGGTGCTGAGGCCCGTGGTGCCCCATTGACTCTCGTACCAAGACATCCCGAGGCAGAGCCAGATAGGGATCCTCGTCTGCCTCGCGAGCTCCACGATCAGATCCGCATGTGCGAGGAACTGCGGCTGTCTCGTGACACCCTTCCACGTGACGTATGTTTCCGCGAACCACGCCTCGAGGCTGGCCGCCACCGCTTTATCGCGGTCGAGCGCCTCTTGGCTGCGGTATATGAGCCTAAGCAGCTGAGAGCGAGTGAGAGGCTCCTCGAAGCGCTCCTCGCGCCACTGCAGGCCCGGGATCCCCGCCGCCACTTCCCCGCGGGTCGCGATGCCGTAGAGCTCGAACCAGTCCGGCGCCGGCAGTCCGGCGCGATCGGCAACCAACGCGACGTGTCTTTCGAGCACCGGATCCCACGGGTGAAAGTCTCCGTCCGGATAGCCCACGAGCAGGCCCTTATTCCAGGACCAGTAGGCCGCGGCCATGAGCTCCTCGTCGTCGGTGGGTATGTCTCCCCAGGTGATCGGGATCTCGGTCGCCGGCGCGCACCACTCCTCATGGAACGCCCTCACATCGAGCACCCCGCGAGGCGGCTCAGGAAGGGCGCTGAGCGGTACGGGATTGGCCTGCAGGCTGGGGGCAAGGTACGTGACGCGGAACCATTCGGCATGGCTCTCGACGGGGCTCTGCATCCAGTCGTTGACGTCGCCGTAGACGCCTATGAGTTCGCGCCAGGCCTCCAGTGCATAACAGTCATAGATGCCCCCGCCGGCCGGCCGGTGGTAGAACCAGGGGAACGCGACCCGGGCGTGGGCGGCCTCGTGCATGACAACCTGTCGCAACACTGAGGGGTCGGTCAGACGCGAGTCGATGTATATGTCCTGTGATGGGAAGTAGGCGACGCCCCAAAAACTCGGGAACGCTATCTGGTCGATTCCTGCGGTCGCAAGCCCGGAGCCCCAGTATGGCGGGTGACTGGGAGTGAGCATGATCCTGGACGGTTCGCCGCCCCACGCTCCCCAGTCCCACGAGGCTGCCTCCAGAGCATCCCGCGCTATGGCCCGCTGCTCGTCTGTCCCGCCGGTGATTACGAACCCCTCATCCGCGTTGGTCGCCAGCGCCGGGGTACAAAAAAGGCCGCCCCAAAGGACGGCCACCGCCAAGAGCAGGATTATGAGGCGCCTCATACCAGACGCGCCTTCTTCATCACGCGCCACAGGGCCACGCGGAACAGGTCCGTGCTAATCGGCAAGTTGCCTTTATGCCTCGCCTCTAGGATGCCCTCGCGAGCGCATCCGTCTCGCGCCTCCTGGAGGTCCGGCGCGTAGGTGGTGACCAGGACCTTCTGAACCCGCTCGTCGATCTTCGCGTTGAGTTGTGCCTCGGTGAGATTCACCTCGTAGTCCTCCTCATCGTAGATGTCCAGGCCCTCGATGCGGCCCCATACAGCGCCGCGAGCGTTCATCTGCTGGATGGTGCAGGTGCCCACGTAGCCGGAGCCCGGGTAGGCGTTATTCGGCCCGTGGTACCCGGCCTCGATGGTCTGACCGTTTCCGATGTAGACAGCGATGTGGGTCTTGCGGCCGGACCTCGGGAACCAACAGCAGTCTCCGGGGACGGACGGACGGTCTATCTTCGTGGCGAGGTTCCAGTAGTCGTCGGCCGTCCCACGCCACGGCATCTTGCCGCTGAGGAGCACTCCGCAGTCCATGAGCAATGCGTAGAACAAGCCCGAGCAGTCACCATCGAGACGTCTAGTCTGCTCCGGGCCCACCACGTACCTGAACTCCTCGCCCCGCTGATAGGGGATGCCGATGTAGCCTGGAGCTTTCGCCGCGATGCAGGCTGATTTGCTCATCAGTTGCCTCCCTGCCCGTAGGCCATGCCGAGCGCACAGTTGCGACAGCCGCCGGTCACAGGATCGATCTCAGCGTGCTTGCATTGCCGGAGGACGAGGTCCTGCAGGAAGCAGAACTTCCCCTCCAAGTTGTGAAGCTGGCGTTTCGTGGTCTCCTGCTCCTTGTCGCGCCGGGCCTTGTCCTCCTCGAGGAACTTGTTCCGCTCCTCCAGGGCCGTGATGTACTTCTCGCGTTCAATGTCTGTCTGGACCCGGTAGCGAGACCGGAGGATGGCGAACGCGGATCCACCAGTACCGAGGCCCCCGAAGACGAAGGCCAGGATCGTCACCCACACCGGCAGGCTCACAGCACGTCATCCCCTCCAGACCAGGCCCTGCTAGGCTGCTCGCGCATCTCGAGCAAGTGCGTCAGATCTGTCCGCGTCACTCGCGCGAGGAGCTCTATGAGCCCATCAAAAAAGCCGCCCGCGGCGGCTCTAGCTGAGAACTTGCGGATCCCTGTCATAGAGCCTCCTATAGCGCCGCTTCCTTCTCGAGTCGCTCGATCTTGAGGGCCAGGCGGATCTCCGCGTCTTCAGCCGTTCGGGCCATGTGGTATTCGCCTACGTCGACGGTGGTGAGGGCCGCCGGCCCGAAGTCATGAATGAGTCGACGGACCGGATAGCTTCCGTTGATGCCGGCTCGCGGTACCACGACTTGAACGCACGTTCCGCGCTGGATCCCAAGGCCCCAGCGAAGCGGGATCTGCAGTCCCGTCACGGTCCAGCGCTCCACTTGGCGGGCCGCTATCTGCAGAGCAGCCACGTCCTCACAGGTGACCGTGTCGCCGCCCCGCAGAATGACCACGATCTCCCGGGGAGACGTGCTGTACTTAGGCTCGATACTGTCATTGACCGCCGTGGCCGAGTGGGCCGTGCCCTGGACCCGGACATAGACCTTGTTCGCTGACTCCAGCGTCGACCAGCTCGCGGAGCACCCCGGGATCACGTAGAGGTCATAGAGGATCGCGTCCCGGCTACTCCAGCGCGGCCGCCAGGGATCCCGTCTTGTGACGGGTTTGAGCCACTGAGCCGGCATCTATTCCTCGCCGTCGAACCACGCGGCCACGGTCTGAGTCGCCGCCGCGTAGCACTCGATGGCCAGGCGACCCCCGCCCTTGACGATGAGCTCCTGACCGAAGGGCAGGATCTCGGCATAGCCGGCTTGCGGATGAACCTCGATGGTCTTGATCACATCGCCGGCCGTGGGTTCGGCGGTCGCGTTGTACTGGGCGGCGGTCTGTAGCGTCTCGTCGTCGGCGTCGTTGTTCTTGACCACCGTGGCCGCGGTCATAGTACCGGCGTCGGTCTGCCTGAGCAGGCGAACTCTCACCGGCGTGTCCGTGGGGCTCGTGCCCTTGAAAGCCACACCCCAACCGCTGATCTTGATGCGATGGTTTGCCGCAGCGATCACCTGCAGCACGGTCTTCGCGGTCGTCGCCGCGAGCGAGACTTCGTTGCTCGGTACGTGGAAACCTACTCCTGCCATGACGCACGTCCTTTCATTGACTCCATGGTGTTCTGTTGCGATCGGCGCTCTCGGCCAGGCGGATCCGACGGATGAAGTTGGCCCCCAAGAGCCAGAACGGATCGAAGAAGGACTTGTGCATGAGCACACTTCGCGGCCTGACTATTACGTGACGTGGATCTATGGCCGCCTGCAGTCCTGACGCCCGCCAGATCGGTGGAACGTTGCGACCCACATAGGGCGGATTGAGGATCACGCCGAAGCCGTGCTTCTGCTTCGCAGATTGGCTGGCCACCACATCTATGTTTCCGGTGGCGCCTGCGTCGGCGATCTTGTGCATCGCCTCTGCTCTGTATTTGGACGGGTTCGACGTCCCGCCATCCGACACAAAGCCGCTTGGCGGCGTATAGGTAGGGGACGTTGAATAGAGCATGGTGGGAAAGATGATGAGGGGGGATCCACCCTGAGCGGCGGTCATTCCGGCTATCCGGATGGTGCTGTCGCTCGCCTGATAAGCCGTGTTGGAGAAGTCGCAGATCGGTGAACCTACTGAGAACCCGTTTCTGTATGACCACAGCGCTATGTCCAGCATGGAGCTGCCGTTGAACTTCCAGGTCAGCGTCTTCTCGTCTCCCGGCTCGTAAACCTTGTAGTAGAGCCACCATCGACGGTTCGTGTAGTAGGTCATCTCTCCCAGTTCGGTCCAGTCGGCCGGTTCCGAAGTTCGCGTGTAGTAGTCGACGCGGAAGAGGAGAACGAACGTTATGTCACCCTCGGATATCCCCGCCGGCAGCGTGACCGTGCCCTCGTTGACGGGCGTACCGTAGAAGTGATCGCTGCCAATAAGCCTGAAGCCGCCGCCACTCACCGGCTCGCATAGGCGCGTGGCGGCACCGCCCCACAGATAGTCGATTGTCCAGCGTTTGTGAGGCTGTAGGATCATCAGATTAGCCGCCGGTCGCTATGGTGAAGGCTGTTACGTCCGCGCCGTTAGCAGAGAACTTCAGCACCACTATGTCGCCGTTCAAGTCCGTGGCGGCTAGATCGATCTTGTAGAAGCCGCCCGAGATTTCGGCCACGTTGTTGGCACACGCGTCGAAGGCCGCCCCGTCCAGGCTCCGTGTGGCTGTAACGTTAAGACCTGTCTTCCCGGTCACGTGGTCGGCGCTGTCGGCCATGAAGAAAGTGAAGCCACTCTTGGCCGTGTTCTTCTTGAACTCGGCCCCGGCGGGACTAGCTGGTAGGTTGTCGGTCTTGGCTTTGATGAGCGCGAGGTGAGAGCCGGCCGCCTGGATGGTGGTGCGAATAGCCTCCCTTGCTGTAGCGTTAGGCGCATCCACAAGATCCATCCGGTCACCGGCCTTAGCCGCGCCGTAGGACCCGAGCGCCGTCCCGACTGCCGTCCCCACATCCCCGCTGGACAGGTTGTTGAGGCCGCCGATGGCCGTCTTGATGGCCTCGTTGCCGTAGGTCCCGTTGTTCACTTTCGCGTAGGCATCGCCGGATTGAGGCTCATGGTTGCCGCTCTTGAGCGTTCCCACGATGCGACTGAGCAGCGTGGCGAGCGTCTGTCCGGCCGCTTGCATGGTGGTCCGGATGGCCACAAGCGCCGTCGAGTTAGGCGCATCCACCAGGTCCATCTTGTCCCCGGCCTTCGCAGGCGCATAGCTACCTTGAATAGCCGCAAGGACCACGGTGTCGGAGGCAGGGGTGAAGGTGCTCCTGGTGCTGATGGCCGCGTCGATCCGCCCTGCGATGGTGCTTGTGAACGCCGCTTCCATGCGCTTGATGTAGGTGTCGAGGTCCAGCCCGCCCGCGTCGGATATGGGCAGCCCACCAGCAGCATCGGCGGCGGCATTGGGAAGGGCTGTCCCGGCCAGCCCACGCACCACCGGAATAGTGTCGATGTGGAAGGTGGTGGGTAGGCAACCCATAGTGTCGTCGATCACATAGCCGTCGATGTGGTTGGCGGTCATGTCGCTTGCACCCAAGGCCACCTTGATCTGCCCGTAGGTGGAATCCTCTTTGGTGGCACCAGCCCCGTCCGGGTCGCCGTAGTCGCCCCAGTCCTTGCTGATCTTGTCGGTGAGGGTGCCAGGGTTGGTTATCAGGCTGCCGTCAGACTTGTGAAGAACGACGGTCAGGCTGAAAGCCGTGCCATAGAACGGTAGATTAGCCATAACTGACGCCTCCAAAGCTCGGATAATATTTCGGTCCCATGAGCGAGGGGATGTAGAGACCGGCGGATGGCGGTTCGTAGGTGAGATACACCCGCCAGAGCCTGTTATATGCTGTCGTGCCGTAGTTCCAGGTGGCAACAGGGGCAGTGGAGTAGGAGTAGCCCGCCGGGGCACGGATACCAGTCCCCCCTGATGTATCGTCAGATGCGAATATGCTGTTATCAGTGAAGAAGGCTATCCAGAGGTCCTGTTCATCCAGATAGGTCGAACCGCCTCCGGCTTTGTTCACGGTACGGAACGCAAGCGAAGACATGCCAGCGGCCATGGTGAATTCTTTACTTGCCCAGAGTAGGGTGCCCGGTGTACCGCTTGCACCATCGGCCGCGTAGATGGCCGCCTTCCATTTGGAGTCACCCACTCTACTTTGATACTGACAACAAAGCGACAGGCTAGACACGTTGCCACCAGGGAAACCGGTGAACTTACGCGCGTAGGCGTAGACCGCGCTGATAGCAAGGGTCTTAGTCCCCTGCGTGGTATCGCCGAAGGTCTGTGGAGCAGCCATCTAAAGCACCGCCATATTCGTCATAGTCACGCCTCCACCGCCGGGTCGCCTTCGCGGATCACGAACGCCGCGGGCGTGAGATTGCTGAGCTCCAGAAAGTGCACGATCGCCGCGCTGTCGACATAGAGAAGATGGGTAGGCAGAGCATCCCGGGCCTCATCGAAGTGCTCCCGCAGGTACTTGTGGGCTCCCACGACGGCCATGCTCACCCCGGTTGCAGGGTCGATGTCGTCGTTCGTGAGCGGGCTCCCGTAGGTATCTACGAGCTCCGCCAGATTGGCCCCGAGATCGGCGGCGGGCAGATCTCCGGGGCAGAGTTTCCGGCTGAGGTAGGCATCGTCTTGCACGCCGAGTAGCCTGACGGTGGTCAGATCTGAGGCAAACTCGGGCTTCTCGAAGGTGCCGTTCCAGGTCCGTCCCCAGTCCCCCAAGTTGGAGGCAACCGCGATGGTCTCCCCCTTCCTACATGGGCTCACCAGCCACTGTGAGATATTCATCTCCAGGGTGATCGTGCTCGCCTCGCCCCCGGTCTCCTCAGTTATGACGCAACCGCTCACCGAATAGGAACGCCCCCCGATGGCCACCTGGAGGGCGGCCCCCGAATCCTGAACGAGAGTGCAACTGAACTCGCACCAGGCACCGGTCAGGACCCCGTCGAAGAGTCGCGCCCGGCCGAAGTAGCGGTCATACCGCAGTTGGACGGGCGACGTATAGCGAACGCGATTGCCCTCCGTCACGCCGCCGGCCCCCATAGCAGCCCAGGTGTCGAAGAGAGGCGGGGCGGCTTCCTCCCAGTCCGCGTAGTCGGTCAGGCTGTTGCTGTCGATCACAGGCGACCGGTAGTCGGAGAAGCTCGAGAGTTGGAACTCGACATGAACGGCGTCGGAGTCCGGATCCGACGTCCCGAAGGTGAAGGTCGGGAAGAGCCCCTGAACCAACCCCATGTCCGCGGGCGAGACCAGCGTACAGACCGGGTAGTTGTTCTCCGCTACCTGAAAGACATTCGAGTTGACCCAGCTACCTATGCAGGCCTCGCCGGCGCATTCGGAACGGATCCGTAGCTTGCAGGTGTTCCTGTCCTCCGAGACGAGACCGAGCGGCAGGGTCCATGCGTAGCTTGAGCCGGATAGCCCGGACGCGATCTCGACGGTGTCGGAGAAGTCCCCGAGAGCGCTGAACTGGAGACGATAGGTGACGGGCGCCCCATCCACGTGCTCGGGGTTCGCCGGCGCCCATTCGACGGTTCGGGCTTCTCCTTCCTTCCAGCCCTCCCCGCCCGCCGGCGTTACCCAGGTCGGATCCCCAGGATCCGCCGTAGTGTAGGTGATCTCGATGTAGGGCTCGTAACCCTTTCCCCAGAGCACACAGCTGCCGCCGACCGTGACCTGACTCCCGTTGTCAAGCCAGGCAAGGGCAAGGGCCTGACCGGAGGCCCACCCCGGACGGTTGACGATCTCCTGGACGATGGTCGACACGTCGGGGAGCTCTTGGAGATGATCAGCCCACCAGCTAGACGGCTTGAAATCCAGATAGGCCGTCGTCCTCGCAGCGTTGCCCGGGTAGTGGACATAATCCTCCCAGGCCGGTGCATCGTCGGCCGCGACCCCGTAGATCCGTGTGAGTACCTCCCCTATGTCGCCCTGCGTGCCCTCGCCCCAAATAACAGGCAGGGCGGCAAGGATGGTCGCCCCTTGAGGCACGGTGACGTTCTGCCAGCGAAAACCGGCATCGACCTTGATTCCGCTGACGTCCGTCTGGTAGATGTAGCCGACACCCAGGGCCGGGATCCCGTACCACGCGACATCCCATTTCCCCTCTAATGGCGTCCCCGCCGCATAGGCCATCCCGTAATCACCGGCGGCGGGTATGAAGTAGAAGCGGATGGTGGTGCTCACCAGATGACCTCATCGGTGGCGACATCGTAGATGCTCGGATCCCCGGCGTAGGCCTCGAAGGAGTAGGAGTAAACGCTCGCGTTGTCTTGGACCGGGCTGTACTGGATGCAGCCGGTTATCACCTTGTAGTAGCGGTCGTCCGTCGTGCTGCCTTCCTCACTCGGGAAGTAAAGCTTCTTCTCCCCCCCTGCCTCGCAATACTGCTCGAGGGCGTCTCGCTCCGCCTTGGTCTTGAAGATCCCGCTCACCATGATCCTGCGGATGCCGAGACTGATTTCCTCGATTGCCCCGCCATCCGCGAAAGCGAAGGGGTAGGAGGCGAGCGTCTTCACGGGTCTATCGCTCTTGGTCGCGCCGGGCAGGTTGATCTCATCCAACTTCATGATGTGCGCACCCCCAACGCTTGCAGCCGCGTCACCATGGCATCCGTGCCGGCAAGCACCGTCGCCCGATCTGTCCCGTGCCAGTTGTTCACGATCTGGATTCCGCCGCCTAGACCTCCACTCTTGACGGCGCTTATGAGCTCGCGCATGAGACCGGTGTCGCCCTCGGTTAACATGTATTCGCCGCCGTGGGCGATGATGGGGATAGGGCCGGAGCCCGGGATGGAGCCGCCATGCTGGCGGGATATAATCTCGCCGTCGCGCCCGACGATGATGGTCTTGGCCCCCGACGCCTTCGCGGCCTCATAGGCGTTGACCAAATCCCTGTTTTGCTGCGATACCTCCGCCCCAAACTTCTCCTTGTTTCCCGTGAACCAGTCCCACAGGTCCTTCGCCTTTTCGATGAGCCAGATGAGAGCGTCGATGGGCGCCCGCATGACCTTGAAGGCTGCCTCGAGCGGCCCTTTGAGCTTCTCTAGGAACGGCGCGAGCGCGCCCCACACCTTCTCCCAGACGTCCTTCATGGTGTTGAGCATCCCCACGATCATGGTGAGCAGGCCTGTTATGAGCGGGGCCCCGACGCCCTCGAAGAAGTCCAAGAACAGTTGCACGGCCGCTTCGATGAGCGGCCACAGGGCCTCAAAGATATCGCTAAGGGTCTGGAGCCCGGCGCCTACCAACTCGAACAGGGTGTTGATGAGCTTCTGCCCGGAGGCGGAGTTCCAGAAGTCGATGAATACCTGGATCACTTTCTGAGCAAGCGGCCAGACCTTCTCGAAGACCAGTCCGAGGGTCTCGAGCACCTGAGCGATGCCCTCGCACAGCCCGTTGATGAGCGCCTGTCCGGATTCGCCGGCGAAGAAGTCGACGAACGCCTGCACCGCGTACTCTATGGCCTTCCACACCTTCTCGAAGATCTTCTGCAGAGCCTCGATGATCGGGTGGAGACCCTCAATCAAGACACCGATAGCAGGCATGAGGAGTTCCATGATGCGGCCGAAAGCCTCGAACGCCTGTTGCAACAGCGGTACGACCGTTGTCGAGAGCCCGTCCAGCCCCGCGGCCACCACCTGAACGAAGCTGGTCATCACCCCTTCGATCATGGGCATGTTATCCATGAGGAAGGTCGCGAACTTCTCGACGACCGGGAGCAGAGCTTTGCCGAGCTCCTCCTTCATGTCGCCGAACATGAGAGTGAGGTTTTCCATCTTGCCGGCTGTGGTTTGTGCCGCGTTGGCCGCCGCCCCGCCATACGTATTGATGGCGTTCTTCATCACCTGCTCGAAGGACATCGTCTCCCCGCTGGCGTCCTTCGTGGCGATGCCGAGCCTGGAGAGCCCGCCCACGGAACCGTTGTAGCCCTTCTCCATGGCCAGAATGACGGTATTCAGATCAAGACCGCGAGCCTTGGCGATGTCGAGAGCGGTCGCCAGCATCTCCTGAGAGAGCTTGACATCCTTGGTGCTACTGGTCAGCTTTATCAGGGCCTCGCGGAGCTCGTTGTCGGCCGTGGCCGTGGCCCGCTGGGTGGAGGCGATCCAAGCTTCGACCTGCTCAACGCCTTCCGCCGTCACGCCGGCGTTGTCGGCTAGGGCCTTGGACATCCGCTCGATCTGCTGGGTCTCTTTGGCGCCCTCTTGAGCGGCTTCCTTGAAGTATTGGGCTGTCTTGCCGATGGCCGCCAGGCCGACGAAACCAGCGGCGAGCTTCCCGACTGAGCCCATGAGACCCTGGAACTTGCCGGAAAGGCCGCCGGCCGAGTCGCCTACGTCCTTGAACGCCCGCTTCGCTGAGGCTGGATCCCCGGTTATCTTGATGGAGACGTTGCCCGCCATGGTGCTAGCGGCCCTCCTCTTTGAGATGTCTGTTCAGAAGCTCCATGAGCGCGTTGTATTCCTCCATGGGAAGCTCCCAGTAGTCCCGGCGGCTGAGCCCGGGATAAAAATGCAGGAAGTAGGGGAGCGCCTCTACGAACTCGTCTCGCTCCCCTTCTGAGGGCGGTCGAGCAATGCTTCCTGAAGCTTCTGCACGAGATCGAGACAGTCTCCGAGCGTCCAGCTCTCCATGTCCTTGAGGCTGAAGGCGTCCGGGTCCTCTTCGTTCTGCTTGCGGATGAGGTAGGCGAGTCCCACTACCTCATCCTCCGTGATCGCGAGTGGGCCCTTCTCCTGGACGACGCCCATGCTTTCCCAAACCGTGCTGCCGTTCAGCAGGCGGTACTCTCTGGCGTCCTTGATGCGGATCGCCTTCGGGTCGAAGGTGTATTGCCGGTCTTCCATCGTTCGTTATCCCTTCAGGTTGTACCGGCGCGCGAGCTCGCGGATCCCTTCCTCGTAGAGGCGGACGATCTCGCTTTTGGATTGCTCAGCCGCCGGATAGATGTAATAGCTCTTGAGCCCCACGCTCTTCGCCGTGGGCTTGTGGTGGGTCCGGCTGCCTGACTTGTACCGGGGGATGGTCCCGCCGAACTCCGAGACGCCGGCGTGCTTCACTGAGGCGGTCGTGGTGATCTTGGCGCCGGACTTGATGTTGCCGACCTTGTAGGCGCCCTTCAGCCGGCCGCTCACGGAAGACATACGAGCGTGGGCCTTCTTCAGCACGACCTCGCCCACCTTGCGGTGAACGTCCTTCATCTCCTCGATACCTTCGGGGAACTCCTTGAGAGCCTTCAGCGTCTCCTTGAGCCCCTTGATCTCGACCGCGACGGGTTTCCCCTTGGCCACGGTTAGGACTCCGATTCGAGATAGGACAGGTGGAGCGTACCGGTGAAGTCGAGGGACTCCTTGAGCAGATCCTCGTCCGGCGCCTCTACCTCCCAGTTCTCCGGGAGGATGTAGCCGATCCAGACCCGCGGGTCGGTGGTCGTCTCGTAGAACTTGGCGATGATGGGTGTGGAGTTGTCTTTGGCCCAGCCCGCATAGATGTTGTCGTCTTCGATCTTCTCGAAGGATCCGCCCCAGCTGAGCAGACCCAGGCCCACGAATGTACGGGGTCCGTCGCCCATACCTGAGGTCTTCGCTACACCGGTCTTCAGAGCCAGCTTCCACTTGCCACAGCGGGCCACCCGGACGGTAGCGTAGTACTTGCCGGTGACGGTCACTGCCGCGCCGGGAGCCTCACCAAAGATGATGCGTCCTACAGCGCCTTGGATCCTGTAGCCGCTCGTCTGCAGCACTCCCCCGACGTAGACAGCCGGAGTGGTCTCAGGATCCCACTGGCGCTTCGTGGTGCTCGTGATCTGATAGGTGGTCCCGGATATGAGCGAGCAGGCCTCATTTGCGAAGGCTTGAGCGGTTCCGGTTTGGACCCACAATTCGCTCTTGTTTCCGAGCACTACGCTCATCCGGCTTCACCTCCTCGAAGTCCGGCCCCGGGTCCATGGCCGTGCGTACCAAAGTGCCCTCAGCGACAGGCACGGGCCCGCCCACGACGCCGACTTCCGTGTCCTTGATTGCGCGGTAGATCTTCATGGTCTACGTGTAGGCCCAGGCCCCGGTCCCGGTGAAGCTGAAGCTACCCGTGACCATGCCCTCATCGTCAGACTCGACCTCCATGTCCTCCACGACGCAGTCGCCGCTCCAATAGCCGGCCGTGTCCTCGTAGAGCTTCAGGGTCGGCGTGCTCGAACTGTTATCGAGCGCCAGCCCCCGGAGTTCTGTAACGGCGGGATCGGCCTCGTCAAGAGCCTCGAGCTCGATCGACCCGGTTATGGTCGGGTTCCCCAGGCCCTTGTGCGCGCGGGGTTCGTTCATCCCGCTTGTCTTGGCCACGCCGCCCTTGATGCTCAGCTTCCACTTCGCGGTATGCGCCACAGCGTCAGACCCAACGATGACCTGACCCTTGTGGCCGACTCGAACTGCCATTTCAGCGCCCCTTTCTGTGGGCCCAATACGCGTACTATTAGGCTGGTTTGATCTGTGTCTTCACGATTACCGTGAATGTGAGCTCGGTGAAGAAACCCGAAGACGTTCCCAGGGTGGGCCCGCCATCGAGGTCAAGCTCGCTCAGTTCTATGCTCTGGACCTGGCCCCCCATCTGGAAATCCTCCGCGAGAAAGCTCTCGAAGTCGGCCAGTATCGCCAACGCTCCCTCTCGGGACTCGCGGATGGTGTCCTCACCGTAGCCGTATGACGTGTAGGCTATGTCGCCGTCGATCGTCATCGTCTCGAAGCGGCCCTTCTCGCCCTGCCCCGTCCACTTCTGCAGGATGTGGACGTGCGTGAAGGCAAGGAACTTGTCTGTCTTGAGGACCCACTCGGCGCCCCGGTCGGAGGATGTGACATCGACATCCGCCATGGCCTCTCGCATCTGAAGGCCGTCCACGAGTGCATCCAGCACCAGCCCGACCTGAGTTGTCGTGACGTCGCCGCTCATGCGATGCTCGGGATCCGCTCGTCGTATTCCTTCAGGACCTCGTCGACCTCCGGGAGCCCGTAGTAGAACCCGGCGCGGCCGGCGACCGCCATGCTCCAGGTGCGTCCATCGGCCGTCAGAGCCGTCATGCGCTGATCCCCGTCCTGCGGGACTATCTCCCACATGCAGACCCTAAGAGCGGCCCACTTGATGGCTTCAGGCACGGCCTCATAGCCGTGGGTAAAGGTCATGTGAACGTTGCGAGCGCCCTTCAGGAAGGACCCACGGGTCTTCCGCACCACGGCGCCCTCAGGGTAGACAGCCAGATCCGCGATATCCTCGGCGGCGAACGTCTCATAGGCGTTGCCGTCCGCGTCGTAGATGACGCAAGCCGTGACCGCTGTAACCCTGACATACGGCAGGAGGATCTTGGACATGCCGTCGCCGTCCAGATGCTCATCCGTCGAAGTGGGGATGAACTGAACGCCGCAGAGCCGAGCGAAGCGAGCCCGGGTCCGAGCCTCAACCATCTCGATCTCCGCGTCGGTGTATCCGTTCTTGGCGACTTGGCCTTTATCGAACGTCCTGGCCTCTTCCACCGTGTAGAGCGCCGTGGGTGCGGACATGACTTACCTCGCTTGCACTACGCGGATGTAGTCCACCTGGACGTTCTTCGCTACGGCCTCACCGGTCTTAATGGCGATGATCGGAGCCATGAGCTCGCCGCTCGGGAAGGTGGCGGCAGAGGTAGTGGCCGTGGTGGCATGGGCTACACCGTCGATGTAAAACGTGACCGTGGATTCACCATCGAAGAAGAACCCGAAGTAGTGCCAATCGTCCGCGTTCGCAACGACGTTCGCATTGGTCACGACTGCTTGGCCGTTCTTCCTCCAGGTGGTGTTCCAGGCCGCCGGAGTGGCGGTCAGGATGTTGAAGCCGATGAAGTCCTTGTCGGCCACGGCGCCGCTGTTGTCAGTGAGGAAGTTCGCAACAGCAGCGCCCTCCTCGGCCAAACCCACGAAGACACCCTCGTCGGCGTGCTCCAGGGCCCTGACACGGGCCTCGAACCACAGGGCCTTGCCGGAGGCATCGGTGATCTTGAACGGGGCGGCCGTGATACTCGCCGCGCCGCCAAACTGGATGTAGGTCTCGTTGTTGTCAGTGCCGCCGGTTGCAACGTTGACCACGCCGCCTACCACCTTGGGCAAGGTGATGGAGTCGGCCGCCGTATCGGAGACCCACTTCGCGTTGGCCGGGTTTCGGGTCGTATCGTCCAGCGGCAGGGTCAGAAAGTCCTCGAAGAACTCGAAGCCGACCCGCGGGCTGGCGAGAAGTGCGAGCGACGGGATCCGTTCGTTGATGGGGTCAGTCCCGAACGTGGGGCTGTATTCCTGGTCGTAGTAGTTGCCTACCCGGCCGCGGTTGGCGACGTTGCGCCAACGGAATCTTGTTCTCATCTGGTCACTCTCCTTGGAATGACAGTGAGGGGCGGCTGAACACCGCCCCTCACAGGATGGATTCAGGGCCTATTCGGCCCTCAGGGGCTAGAAGATGATCCTCAGAAAATCCCTGCAAATCGTAGGGAACTTGTCGCTACGTCCCGCGGGTCCAATTACACCCGCGAGGGGTTCTAACGCGCTCAGGGTGCCTCATGACGCGCCTGAGGAGGGTTAGTTGGTGATAGCGCTCGGCGGGGTTTCCTGCTGGTAGCGCGACTCGATGAAGTACATCGCGGACGTGATGTTGGCCGCATTGGAGGCTGCGGTCTTGACCGTGATGCAGTCGCCGTCGGCCAGGCTTAGCGAGGCCGGGTCGACCTGGAAGATGACTACCTTGTGCTTAACTGCCGCGCTTGTGGTGAAGCCCACGGCGTCAGTCTGCCGCACAAGCGTGTCGCTCGTCTCACAGTCCTCGTTCGCCCAGATCGGGACGACGTTGGTGATGGGAGTGCTCCCGGCACCGTTGACGGCGGTAGCCTGCTCGATCGTGATCGCCACGACCGCGGCGTTCGCCTGATTGATGTGCACGACGACCCACGCCTTCACGGCGTTCTTGAGAGAGATGTAGTCTCCGGTGATGGCCCCGCCCGCCTGTGGGGTGATGGCCTCGACAATCTTCATCTGCTCGGTGAGGAAGAACATCTCTGTTCTCACCTTCTTTCTATTCAGGTTGCCCAGGGGTCATGGCCCCGGCGCTGGACCCAAGAGAGGCCGGCGCCGGGGCGAGTGCTACGTCGGGGGTAGGGTGACGGCGAGCGTCTAGCGCGCTGCCAGGGCCACGAACGGGGAGAGGCTTTTGGACGCCCCGCCCTTGAACGGGGTCAGAGGCGAGGCCCAGATGGGTTGCCCGTCCAGCCGCTTGATGAAGCGGAACACTCCCTGGTCGGTCAGGAACTCGACGTGGATGCTGTAGTCCTGCTTGATGCCGGCCTTGGTGCCCAGTGCATACTGACTGAAGTCGGCCAGGATTATGTCGCCCAGATCGCCCAGGTCAGAGCACTGCTCGATCGGCTCGATCGGACGGCCGAGGATGGTTCCGAACGGGGCCGAAGAGAGGCCACCAGACGGCATGTAGATGGGCTGGCCGCTAGTGCCCAGGGTCAAGCCCAGGGTGAACAACTGCGGCTCGATAGCCTGATTGATGTACCAGTAGGCCCGCTTCCGGGCCGGCGCCCAGCAGCGAGACCACATGTTGATGATGTTCTCAGCGACGATGGTATCGGCTTCCTGACCAGTCTCCTTGGCCACCGCGACGAGGCACGGGGAGCTGAGGATGCCGAGAGGCTTGCCGACACCATCGCCTTCGATGATGGCGTCGTCTGTCAGGAAGGCGAACTCCTCGCCTACGGCCTGAGTAGTGATGGACTCGAAGGCCGCGGCGTCCGCCAGGAGCTCGTCAGTCGAGTAGACCAGGGCGCCGAGCTTGTGCAGCGTCAGCTTGACCTTGCGGAACTTCGGCTTCGATGCCGTGAGGCTCCCGCCTTCGGCTAGCCAGTAGCCCCGCACGCCGCCCCAGCGAGAGCCGGTTGTGCGGCTGGTCTCGTCGATGCCGTTGAATTCGACGCTGTTCGATGGCGCGGAGATCGGTACCTCGCGGCAACGGCTCGCGACGATCGAGGAGGCGTGCTCCGCAGTCAGGATCTCCTGGGCAAAGTCAGTCTGGACGAGGAAACCTCCCTCCGCGCCAATGCCCTCGTTAGCGCCCTGAACGACCGCTTGTACCTGGAGCCGGCGGTCAACTGTGTGGTCCCGGGCGGCTGCCATGACCGCCTTGAGTTGTACCTGGAAGGTGGGGAACTTGTCCCGCTCATCCGGCTGTTCAACGCTCGTGCCGGTGACGCCCAGCCGGGCGCGGTTGGCTTCCGCTTCCGCCCGCGAACGGGCCTCATCGGCTTCGTCCTGGGCGTAGATTTCGGCCCCGGCCTCAGCGAACTTGATCTGCTTGTTGAGACTCTGCACCTCAGAGAAGATGGCGTCGAAACGCGCGTCTTCCTCGGCGGTGAGATTGACCCGGCCCTCAGACTTGGCTTTGGCCGTGATTGCGTCGCCCTCCTCGAGCCGCTTGGCACGTAGGGCTTTCAATTCCTCAAGAGTGAACAATGTGAACCCTTTCCGAGCAACAAAAAAGGCGCCTACACGGGCGCCTCATCAGCCGCTCAATGTTCAGGTTTCTATCTGTGGAGGTTGTACCGTGCGAGGTTCACGTTCCGGCCCGTGGGCGCCGCTACCGTAGAGGGTGCAGCGTCCCGCTGCTCACCAGTCGGTTCAGCCTCGACATCCCGCAGAGGTTGATAGGCGGCGACCATAGCCTTCGCCGCTGTCCGACTCAGCCCGGCATCCCGCAGGGCTCTCTCCAACTCACGCTCGGTCGGTTCGTGTCTCTCTCCTGCCCGGAGTAGCTCCTTCGGGGTGTGGGCGAAGACGCTCAAATCGAATAGCGCCGCTGCTCCAAGTTCACTATCCCGCTCCTCGCCAATGATGCTGTCGATGAACCCGGCCTCAAGCGCCTCCTCAGCGCTGAACCATGTTTCCTCTTCCATCCAGGCGCGGACCTCAGCGTTCGTGGCGCCGGTGCGCGCCTGGATGGTCTCCTGCAGCGACCCGCCGATTTTCTCCAGGGTATCCGCGTCTTTACGGAGTTCGGCGGCCGTCCCGATCGCTATGGTCATGGGATCATGGACCATGAAGAACCCGTTGCTGGCCATGCGAACCTCGTCGCCGGCCAGCGCGACGACGCTCGCCATGGAGGCGGCCAAGCCATCGATGTGGGTAATGATTTTGGCCGGGTGCTCCCTAAGCGCGTTATAGATGGTGACACCGTCGAACACGTTTCCCCCAGGGCTGTTGATGCGGACGTGGATCGTGTCGCCTTTGAGCCCGTCAAGCTCGCGCTTGAAGGACTCCGCGGTTATGCCCCACCACGAGATCTCGTCATAGAGCAGGATTTCGGCCTCAGACTTGCCGTTCCCTACTACGTGGAGGGCCGTCGGCCTGTGCTGGAATAGGCTACGCTCTTTCATTCTCGCCTCCTTTGGCCGGTTCGCCCGGCTCGAGCCTTTGCATCTGCCGCTGGACTTGACGCTGGTACTCCTGGAGAGGCGGAAGCTCCTCGAGCCGTCGAACCTCCTCAAGCTCCATCCAGCCGGTCTCCGGATCGAGCGCCATAGTGTAGGCCTCAAAGCGGCTCCTCATATCGCCGCGGAGTAGGCCGGAGACGTTCCACTTCAGGTATTGCGGCCGGGGGAGCTCGTAGAGGAGGTACTGCTCTAGACGCTCGAGCCAGGGCCGGAGGCTGTAGACCACGAAACCGATACCCTGCTGCTCAATGCCGCTCCCCCACGTGGTCTCTTTCGTCATTTCGTATAGGAGGTGCGGGGGCACGCCGAAGATCCGGGCTGTCTCTAGAACTTGATGCACGCGCGTTTCGAGCATTTGACTCTTGTCGTTGTCGTGCTGGAGTTGGACGAACTTCGCGGAGGCGGCCTTGGCGAGCACGCCGATCTTCCAAGAGTTGTTGAGCCCCGAGAATTTCTGCTCGATCCGCTCCTCTAGCTTCTTGACCGAGTCTGGCCCGGGGTCCGATTCCAGCGTCAACAGGCCGGACATATTAGATCCCTTGCCGAAGAACCGGGCGGCGTACTTCTGGACCGCCAACGAGAGGCCCAGAGATTCGGCCAGCTTGTCGACCGGGGAGATTCCACCGAAGACGCCCGGGTAGGTGAAACCCTTAATGTGCAGCATATCGGCCGGCGAATAGTCGGTGAATGAGGCGTTGCCGGTGTTCACTGTGTAGACGATCTGCCCCGTCGAGTCGCGCCACACCTTGACGTTCGCCCAGTTCTGTGGCCAGAGCTCCCACGTGACGCCGGCGTTGTTCCGCGCCCTGAGTGCGTAGAAGTTGGAGTCCAGCAGCAGGGATACCATCATCTGATGCAGGAGCTCAAAGCGCGTTATGAGCTCCGGGTTGGGCCGCTGGAGCCAAGGGGGCAAGGGGCGTTGGTAAGGCGCGCCGTCCGCCTTCGTGAACACTCCGAGGGGCAGGCCGGCCACGCCCTCGGACAGCAGGCTGATCGCTCGCCATGCTGCGGGGATGGACAGCACCACCTCGCGGGTCACGAGCACGCCCACGTCTGCTGAACCCCCGCCTCGAGGCTGGTACCAGTAGTCGTCCCAGGGGGCATGTTCGGCGCGAGGGCCGCGCCTCAAGCGATCGAAGACTCCCACGGATTGCCTCCTAGTAGAAAGCGGCTTCTGCCACAGGCTCGTCATGGATCCAACGCTCTATCGCGTTCACGAGTGCTACGATCCCGTCGATCTTCTCGCTGCTCTTCTTCTTGGACGGCTTGATGTTCTCGTTCGCGTCGGTTTCCACCACGACGTTGTCCGCCATCCATGTGAGAATCGGGTTCCCACCATGATTGAGGGTGCCGTTGACGACCATGGTCTCGAGCTCCTTGGAGGGGGCGGTCATAGTCGCGAAGCCCTGCCTCACGGGCACCATCACTAGACCCTTGCCCTCCAGCTTGATAGCCGTCTGAAGCGCTGACCACGGGTCATAGCCAATCTCCCGGATGTTGTACCTGTTGGAGTCCTTGTCGATCTCCGCCTCGATGTACTCGTAGTCGATGGCATCCCCGGGCGTCACGGTCAACCACCCCTCCCGCTGCCATGCCTCGAGGGTCGCCTTCATCGGAGCCCGCTTCTCGACAGCGGCCTGCGGAAGAAAGAACTTGCAGAGCACCCGACGCCCTTCGGGGAAGAAGAGGATCCAGGCCGCGAAGTCGCTCGTACTCGCTAGGTCGAGTCCTCCGTAGCAGGGTGTGGTGCGCTTGATCTTTCCGATCACTCCGCCGCAGGACTTCCACCGGCGGGCGTCGAACCACCTCGACTCACTGCTCGTCCACTGGTTGAAGTACAGCCGACGCACGGTGTTGACCATGGCCGGCGAAGCCAATGCCTGTTGCACCTTCTCCCGGAGCTCTTCGCGAGACCGGAACTCGTCTATGCCGGGGTTCGCTACCGCCCACAGATCCTCATCCGTCCAGTCGGCATCCTCTGGAAGGCTGCGGATGTAACCGAAGAACGAGGGCAATTCCAGCGTGCCCTCTATCACCTGGCGAGCGAGTTCGTGGAGCTCCCAGCAGATAGACGTCTTGTCGAAGCCAGCCGTCGTGATCGCGAACACAAGCGGTTGGTCCCGGGCGGCCGTCGACGTGGTGAGCACGTCCCAAAGCTCCCGGTTCGGCTGAGCATGGACCTCGTCGAATATGACGCCGCTCGCGTTGAAGCCGTGGGATCCGGCCACGTCGGCCGGGATCGCTCGGTAGAAGCTGCCCGTCTTGGGATCGATAATCCGCTTCTGTGAGGCTATGATCCTCAGCCGGCTATTCAGTTGGGGCTTGCGCCGGACCATCTCCGCGGCCACGTTGAAGACGAGGCTCGCCTGATCGCGGTCGCAGGCGGCGCCATAGATCTCCGCCCCTTGCTCTCCGTCGGCCACCAGGAGCTTGAGCGCGACCGCCGCGGCAAGCTCGGACTTCCCCTGCTTGCGCGGGAGCTCGATGTAGGCCGTCCGGTACTGCCGTGTCCCATCCGGCCTGAGCATGCCGAAGAGGGGCTCGACGATATCGCTCCGCTGCCAGTCCATCAACTTGAAAGGGACGCCGGCCCAACGTCCCTTCGTGTGTGGAAGCGCCTCTATGAACCTAACAGCGCGTCCGGCCGCCTCAGGTGAGAAGCTCGAGGAAAGAGTCTGGATCATCGGGAACCGGGTCTCCCATCCCTAGCCGGGTGCGATCGGCCGGCGTGAGCCCGAACCGGGCCGCGATCTGCGAGAACTCCCGAAGGGCATCACGTGCCACCTTCCAGGCCGGGTTGACAGTGAGAGCCGCCCTGTCCAGGTTCTTGCTCCTCGACTTGATCAAGGCCCCATGTTCGCGGACGATGGCCATGTTCCGCGCATAGACATCCCAGCAGTCGCACAGCATGATCAGTTGCTCGCGGTCAGGGCGCTGTACGAGGTCAAAGCGGCCGAACTCCTTCATCAGCCGGCGCCACAGGGCGGCGCCCATACGCGTGAGTTCATCCGGCGGGCGCTCACTGAGCGGGGCATACTTCGGAACCTTCGGGATCGTCCGTTTGCCGGGATTGCCTTCGATCACCCTGAGCTCTGCCGGCTTGGGTTTCCGACCTCTAACCGCCATGGGGCTTGCCCCTCGAAATCGTCTTGCGAAGCAGAGGGACGCCAAACTGATTCGCCCCTACCACCTTGTAGCCGCGGGCTTCGTAGAAGGCTGGGTTGTGAGCGTAGACCTCGAGCTCGCCGGCGCCGGCCTTGACGGCCTCGGCCTCGAGCCTCTCGGTCAGGGCCGTTCCCACCCCCAGGCCCCGGTATTCCCCGAGGACGAAGACACCCTTGATCCTAGCCTTGCCCCTCAGCATCATCAGAGCCGCGCAACCCCGCGTCGGGACCCAGTACCAAGTAGTGTTCCTACTATCCTTCAAACTGACTCGCTCACGTGCCGCTCGATGCGCCCATGGGGCTATCGTCTCGAAGGGCACCGTGCAGACGTGTGGCTTCGCGGTCATAGCCTCGCCTCCGCCGTCTTCGTGATCCGACCCTCCGCCGGCACCCATGCCTTTGAGTATCGATACGCCGAGAGGTTGCGGGCCTTGAAGATCGAATCCTCATAGAGGAGTTTGGCCTCATCGACGGTTCCGCCGATCTCCCGGGCGATCTCCTCCAGGGTATAGCCGTGATCGTCCACAAGCTGCCTCACGAGTCCGCTCATGCGGACCGCGACATGCGTTCCCTTGGCCCTATTCATCCGGACCGTGAGCAGCATGGCCACGTCCTCGCTCACGTCCAGTCGGCACACGGGCACCTTGCCGGCGTACTTCTCGAGCAAGGGTTGGCTCTCCAGGGCGAGGCGCCAGCGATGAAAGCCGTCGATGATCGTGCCGGCCACGCTCACGAGGATAGGCTGCACCCAGCCGGTCCGAAGGATGCTCCGCTCAAGAAGGCGAAGTTCCTGATTGAAGACCACGTTCGGATTCCAGTTGTTACCCTGGAGAGTCTTCGCCTCCACCCATTCGACCTTGTCAACCGGATCCATGGTCGCTCTCCCCTCGGCGCATGGGTACGAGCTCGCGCTTGAAGCTCCCCCCCATGAAGTAGTTGAGCACGTAAGTAACCGGGTAGCTCCCCGGCCTCACGGCTTCGCGCTTCTCTATCCCCTCAAGCCGCGCCATCGCGGCCCGTTGCGTCTCCTCGTCGTCGATGTGGTCGAGGATGTAGGCCCGGACTCCATCGAAGTCCTGCGCATATTGAGCCCGCGCCTTATCCTGGTCGAACTCCGCCCAATACCGTTCTTGGACGAGGATCTCAGGGAAGAGCTCGACGACCTGCTGATAGAAGACGGGTGCGTACTCCCGGAGCTTGCCGAAGCGCTTGGCAAACTCCGCATGTAGACAGGTCTTTTTTCGCGATGGGTCAGGATAGGCTTCCCCCGAAACGCCCGAATATCGCGGGCGTGCAAAAAAAGGGGGGACGCGGGGCGGGGCCGTCAACTCTTGGACTTTTTTCGAGCTTCCTTCTCGTCGTTCCCCTTGCGGCTGTTGCACCGGCGACACAGCACTTGCATCGGCCCGAGCGGATCCCCGCCGGCTACGATGGGTACGATGTGATCCGCCGTGAGATCCGTGCTTGGATGCGACGGACATTGGTAGCCGGGGCAGACCCACCCATAGACCGCCACCCACTCCTTCACGACCTTTTCTTTCAGCACACGCTCGGCGTGGTTGTACGGCCTGCGTCGACGCCGCTCGCGCCAGTCGTCGAGCTTTTCTCGATGATGCGTCGGGTTTGTGCAGCCAAGCCGTCGACAAACCGGGCAGGGATTCTTCGGACGTGTCGGCAGAAGGACCCCCCCCTTGCTCACTAGGCATTTCCAGAACTGAGAAACGACCTCGCCTAGCCCAAAGAAAAAGGGCCGGCTCTTGGTCCGGCCCTTCACTTCGGGCGCACTTCTCCCATCCCACGAGTAGAAGCTTATATCGGAATATTACAGGCGTCAAGTTGTGTGTCTCTTGAGCTCCTCTGTGGCCCGCATCAGGTTGTCGAACGTCAGTTCCTCATGCTCTCCCATGTACAAGCCTTCTCCTCTGTCGTTTCGTCAATGAGTGCACAGAGTACAGCCGCCCGATCGCGATCCTCAGCTGCCCCAGGAAGATCCGGTAGTGGTCGAAACACTGTTGCCGGTCATACTCCGTGCATTTGGGTAGGTCCAGCCTGGCGTCGCCCGGGACCACCGGACAGCGCATGAGCGAAGGACAGTTCAGGTGCAGGTACTTGAGCTTCGCTGCCGGCCAGAGCCATCCTCTCGGTTGCACGCTCATCCCCTCCCGGTAGTAGCGGTGGAGGAGCTCGTGCCAGTGTGGGCTCATTTGTGCAAGGACCTCCATGCAGCGGTCGATCTCCGCCCTACGCTGCGCACTGCGCATCTCTGCCTCCGCTACCTCCTCCTCAGTGGCCGGCTCCGGAGCCTCCGGGTCGATCTCATCCTTCCGACCGTAGCGCCTAACAAACGTTCCGTCCTGAAAGGCCGTGTATGACTCCAGAGCCTCCCGGAGCTCTTGTCTAGTCTTGAAGTCCCACTCCCACACTGAGCTCCTCTCAGGCGCCGACACGTTTCTTCCTCCAACTGTCCGCATTGAGGCAGGTAGCGAAGTGAGACATGTAAAGCGGCGGCCGCACGTCCTCGGGCAGGGCCCGAACACTCTCGAGCTCCGGGTGTTTCAGGGTCTCGCAGAGTTGCCCCTCTATGACCCTGATATTTCCGGCCGGATCCGGATCCTCGTTCACCGGGATGTTCGCTCCGGCCGTCGTGTGAAGCCAGGTGATCCGTGCTCCGCATGACCGACAGATGCTCATGTGTCGCTCCCTCCCTTCGGTAGTAGGTCTCCAAGCCGCTCGGGATCCCCTCCGCGTGCCCTCTCCCGCCATAGCCTGATCCCTTCCTCGTCTACCTTGCGTTGTTCCTCGGCCGACAGGGCGGGTGGAGGCGGCTCGAAGTTCCGGGGCTGTCGCTTGTCTGCCGCCTCCCATTCGTCGATGAAGGCCGGCAACGTGGACACGCCTTTCCCCTTCACGACCATGTCCCGCATCGCCTTCCTCACGAGATCCGGATCCGCTCCCCCGATGGCCTCCAGTTTGGCAGCCAGGGTCTGGGTCACGGCACGTCCGCCTTTCTGCCCTTCCTCGGCTTCTCACGCATCAGCCTGTCGTAGTCATCCGGCCTCAGGCCATCGACCGCTAGGTCGTGTCCCATGGTCACCCGGTCGCGCCGCACCAGCCGCAGGATCAACTGCCCATCGGCGAGGCGCTCGCAGTAGCGCCGCACGTCGGCGAGAGCCAACTCCAGGCCATCGTCCGGGGTCAGCATGTCTCGGCCTTGCGCGCCAAGCTTGCTCTGGTCTCCTTGATGATCCGCACCGATTCGGCCCGCTCCTCTGGGGTCGGTTCCGGGACCGGTTCGGCCGGCAGGGTGCTTCGAGGTGTCGTCCACTGCTCCGGTTCCACCCGGTTCATCCAGTTGACGAATGCCCGTTGGAATCGCGACCACTCCCGAGTAAGCGCGTAGCTCTTGAACTTCTGTAGCTCGCTCCTCACTTGCACCGGCGGGAACCGCTCCAGCAGAGTGGCGAACAACTGCTGTTCGCTCTGCTTCGGCTTCCATGATGCCTTTGAGCTTTTCACGGTAGCGGCCAGTGACATCAGCTTCTCGATGTCTGATTCGAATTTAAGGGGGTAAGGGGGATTAGAAGGAGAAGGAGAAGGAGAAGGAGGGATTCTCCTGGCACTGCCCGGATGTTCCCGGATGTTCCGGGAAGTGCCGGGATTATCCGGGATGTTCCCGGATGTTCCCGGATGTTCCCGGATGTTCCGGGAAGTGCCGGGATTATCCGGGATGTTCCCGGATGTTCCCGGATGTTCCGGGATAGCCTCATATGCAGGGATTTGTGATGTGGCCTTGCCCTTGCGGTCGAACCTTATGTGGGTCTGGTAGCGCCTCCAATTATCGAAGTTGATGGCCATATAGCGCTTCTTCCCCACCGTATAGAGCACGATCAGGCCGTGTTCAGCGAACAGCTGTAGGGCCTCTTCCAGGTCGTTCCGGGACAATCCCGACCAATCCGGGAAGATCCGGGATTTCAGTTTGTGCGTGTTGGCCTCACTCCGGCCCCAATCGTCGAAATCACTCAGTAGCCAAGGCCACAGGAGCGCCGCGCGTAGGTTCTCTTCGGCGACAGCGAAGAGCGCCTCGTCCGTGCCCATGTCCGATGAGATGTATACTTTGCGCGCCATCGTTCAATCCACCTCTTGCAACGTTCTAGCGAGCGCCCTGAACGTTTCTAGCTGCATCTTCGGCCTCCAACCACCTCTGCGCATCCTCCGGCAGGTAGCAAGGCACCCCGTCACCGTCCGTGCGCTGGTAGATATCATCCAGCCAGTCGGCCAGCTGCTCAGCCGTCTCCAGAGCCTCTCGCCACTCTCGCCAGTTTGACAAGAGCATGTCGAACTCGGGGTGCTTCAACTGCGCCACAATCATCTTTCGGTGCCGCCGTCTCATGTCATCACGACTCATCATCTTCGCGATCCCTCTCGTATTCGTACTCGGCGCAGGAAGCCCAGCCGCACTCGTCAACGCTCCACCCCGACACAGGTTCTCCCGGCACCATCCGTAGCTTCTGACATCTTTGCCAATGCCGGCAGTCCACGCACCAGGTATCAGCGAAGTATTGGAACTTAGCCCAGCTTGCCGGTGTCCACGGCTCCGCATCGGAACCTTTCTCGTCCTCTAGCGCCTTTATTCGACTCCGAGGCTCAACCTGAACCATAGCCTCATCGAAACCCTCTAGGGCCGGTGCAGGCTCTTGCAAAATGGCCGTGAAGGCATCCTGAACAGCATAGAGGGCAAGTGCCTTTTGCTCCGGCGTGCAGTCATCCTCCGCTAGCCGTCGACGCTCCCGCTCCGCCTCGATCAGCGCTGCAACCTTCGGCATGACGGACACTACAAGGGCTTGGTGCTCCGCAAGGTGTTTCTTCAGCTCATCTCGCTCACGCTCCAGCTCACAGATTTCGCACGACCGCGCCAGTTGGCCGTGCTTGCAGTCGCGAGCGTTGGGGAAGCTCATCTGTCCTCCCTCGGGCCATTCCGGACCACATAAAGCGCAGCCCACGCATTAGCGACAGGTGCAGGGGTGTCAAGCGTAGGCATGCCCAGCTCGTTAAGAGCATCCTCGATGGCCGTTTCGTACAAGGTGACTTCGCGACTGAGCTCGTAGTAGTTCCTTTCCAGCTCCTCGACTCGCTTCAGCAGCTGGCGGATGTCCTCCACCCACGGTCCCGCCAACGCGGCCTCCAGCCGCTTCTTGATCTCCTCAGTGCTCATGGTTCCAACCTCCCCCGGATCATGATCTGAGTCTGCTCGACATCCCCCACCACCAGCTCCGGCGTATAGGTGGTGACGTACTGCGGCGTGTCATCGGGGATGATCCCGGCCTTCACCAGGCCGTCGCAGGTGAACTTCCACAAGCAGGCACCAAAATTCTCGGCATCGCGCCGACGACGCTGCCGGAACGTGATGCAGGCGAGCAGCTCCGCATGCGCAAGCGGCCGAGGACACCGGTTGCCGCGCTCGTTCACAAGCGCCCAGACGGCTTGCTCCCAACCTTTCTTAGCTCGCGCCTGTGGATAGGTGGTGCTCCGCGCCCACACGTTGAGCGACGGCGGCACGCCCGGTACCGTGAAGGTGTAGATGATGTCACTCACGACCGCGCCGCCCGTAGCAATCCGTAGCCGCGTTCCCCCAGGCACTTACCCTGGTTGGACACATGCTGCCGGCAGTCATCACACGCGTAGCGAGGTATCAAGGCCGGTCCTACCGCGACGACGTGATAGCAGTCACCGCGGCACGGACGTTTGTCTGCAAGATACGGGCGCCTGGGCTGAGAGGTATCTCCGCTACAGAGTGTCTCACTCACGACCGTCCCTCCCGCGCCTGCACAGCTGCTATAAGCTCGTCCCACGTGGTCGGCGTTGCCCTCTCGACTCCCAGGGTCCGCAGCAGCTCATCCGCCGCCACAAGAGCGTCCTTGAGCCGTTTGACCTCGGCAAAGGCCGGGCACTCGGTGCACTGGTGATCCGGTGCCACCGCAAGGCCGTTCATCAACAACCTCCTCTCTCTGGATTGTCCGGTGATGTGTCCTTTGGCTCCCAGAGATTGAAAGCGCCGGCCTCGCAGTCACGGCACTCTTCGCCTTCGTGGCGACAGTTGTGGCAGCCGATCCCATCGGGGGGCTCTTCCTCCAGCACCTTCGGCTCCCCGTCGACGTTCTGGGCTGCCTCCACCTTGCCGGTCATGTGCCCGAGGACCTCGATCTTGTTCAGGCCGTTCAGCACGATGATCGTCTTGCCCTCGTGCTCGCCCTTCTTGTAGATGGGGGCATGTTCTTTGACGACGCCGGATGCGGTGATGCGCACGACCGCACCGGGGCTAAGCTCGCCACCGGCAACCAAGCTGTCGAAGAGGAGACGGCTCATGGCCTCGCCACCCGAGAGCGAATAGCGCGTGGTCTCGACCTTGTAGGCTTCCCACTGCGCACCGAGCAAAGAGAGCTGCGCCATCTCGCCGGTGTTGCGGTCGATCACGGCATAGTCGGGCTTGGGCTGGGTAGCGAGCTCGTCTTGCGTCTCTGCGATGTCGGCGCATGGTTCCACCAATGCACACGACGGATCGGGACACGTACCGACCTGTCCGTAGCACTCAGGCAGCGTCTCATATGGCGCCGCACGTCCCGTATCTGTAGCTTCGGTTGAAGTCTCCTGCCTTAGCGCTTCCATCCTCTCCTCCTCGCTTGCTGATATCTCATGTTCACGTTGAGGGTTAGGTTCGGTCCTGGCCGCGTGAAGCGACGCTCGGGATTCTTCAGGGAAATAGCCGCAAAGCGTCCCGTCGCGCAACTTGGCCTGGCACGGATGCGTCTCGACAATGCGGCCGGGGTGGTTGGGACACGTGTTGTACCTCACGGGTGACTCCTCAGTGACAGGATGGTCTGGTTCTGGGTCGCGGGCCGCCGCAGCCCTGGCGGCCGCTTCCCGGGCCGCCGCAGCCCTGGCGGCCGCTTCCCGGGCCGACTTCGCCTTGTGGCAGTCCTTGCACAGGGTCTGGAATCCCTCGAGGCCGCACTCCCCGCCTCCGAGGTGGACCGGGTGGATGTGGTCGGCGTCCCATGGACCGCGCTTGCCCCAGTGCTCCGGGTAGGGCCGGCTGTGGCGTTCCTCGTAGCGCTCGCGGGCTTCCGCCACGGTGTCGAGGCCACAGTGGGCGCAGATCCCGTGGTCGCGCTTCCACAGGCACTCCCGGACATACCCGGGGTCGCTCCGGATCCGCCATTCATGGACGCAGGCGTCGCTGCAGAAGGTGCGCTTCGGTGGAGCCACGGGGCCGCCGCACCAGCGGCACGTTCCGCGCGGCACCCGGGCGTTGCGCTTCTCCGGTGCGAGGATGCGGTTGCGGCTCATGCGGTCCGCTCCTGCGACTCGGGTGGCGGGCCCGGGTAGAAGACCGGCCCGTCGGCGAATTCCTCCGGCGTGATGCCGGCGGCGAGTTCGGCGGTGATCACGTTGGTGCCTTCGTCAAACATGTTCCGCTCCCCCAGTTCGATCATGAGGGCCCTGGCCATCTGGAAGTTCTGGAGCCCCACGTCCCCCAGGAATGACCAGGTCATGGGGCTCAGCCGACGATGGGGTGGGTTGGTACTCATGTCGCTCCTGTCCGGGTGGGGAAGCGTCTCGCAGGCGGTCGAGTTCGGTCCGGGTGGAGACCACCTGGATGCCCCACTCGTGGGCACACTCGATCTCCCGGATAACCCCGGTGGCGCGGCTGCCGTCGGCCCGGGTGGTGCGCATCACGTACAGGGCCGCGCGCGGCCTCCCTTCTAGGAGCCGCAGAAGGTCCAGGGCGCGGCCGTGGTAGAGGTCGAGTGCTATCGGGTGCGGGCTCATGAGTCCCTCAAGGAAGTCGGCGGCCGGGTTGATCGGGCAGTAGTGGTCCTCCATGAGCTCGCGCGAGAGCCGCGAGATGGCGGCCACGTTCGCGAGGTACTCAGACGGCAAGCCGGTTATCGGGGCCGCGATGTAGACCCAGAAGGGTTCGCTCACGCCACCACCTCCACGTGCGAGGCCCCATCGGGGTCCCTGCTCACCACGACCTGGGACGGCATGGCGTCCTTGAGGTCTTCGTAGTGGGTGAGCAGGAGGATCAGGCCGAAGGTCTCGCTCATGCGCTCGAGGATCCGGACCAGGTGTTGCCGGCCATCGAGGTCTAGGCCCTCGGGTTCGTCCAGCACGAGGGTCTCGACGCGCGCGCCGGCGCGGTGCGCCAGGAGGGTGGCGAGGCCCAGCCGCATGGCAGATGCCACCCGGTATTGCTCCCCGCCCGAGAATGTCTCGTAGGGCCGCCAGTCATCGCCGTCGTAGACCATGATTTCGAGGCTGTCGCGACTACCGTCGCGGGTCTCCTTCTCACTCTCAAACCGGATGGCCAGCCCGCCGTCGTAGAGGCCCAGGAGTTCGTTCACCTCGCGTTCGAGGGCCAGGAGCACGTTCCCCACGATGAGGGCCGGTACTCCCCATTTGGAGAACGCCCGGCGCAGGAGTTCCGCATCGGCCTGGTCGGTCTCCAGCTCCTTGGCGCGCACTTTAGCCTCAGCAAGTTCGTCCCGCTTCGGCCCCAGGAGCGCGACGGCCTCCTCGTGGCGGGCGAGGTCCTTCTCCGCATCGGTCAGGGACTGGCGGTGCCACTCCAGGGAGCGCTCCCTGTCCTTGAGCGCCGCGTCGGCCTTGCGCCACGCCTCCCGTAGGTCTTCGGCTCCCTCGAGCGTCTTCTTCGCCTCCAGGATGGCCTCGAGGCGTGCCTGGTCGTCGATGTCCCTTGTGACGGCGGACACCTCGAGGTCGATGGCTGCGGTCCGCTCTTCGGCCGCTGCGATGGTGGCCAGCTTGGCCGGGATCTCGTTCAGTTCCTCGAGGAGCCCCTTGAGGTGGCGTTCCCTGGCGAGGTCGTGGGCGAGCGGGGGCAGCGCAGCGATCGCTTCCTCGAGGCGGTCCACCTCGCGCTTCTGTTCGGCCAGCTTCTCGCGGAGCGCTTCGACTTCGCACAGCAGGGTGTCCCGGCGCCGGGTGACGTTCTCAAGTTCGTCTTCGAGTTGGGCGAGGGTCTGGGCGAGGGCCTCGTTGGCGATCGGCTGGCCGCAACGGTCGCAGACCGGTAGCTCGGCTCCCCTGATGGCGCAGACCCGGTCGTTCAGGTCCGCGGCCTGTGCCTGCAGCCTCTTGTGTTCGGCCGCCTTAGGTTTGCCCTGCTGGGACGTGTCCAGCATGGCCTCCTTGGCAGCCCGAAGGTCGGCCTCGAGACCGGCCCGCTGCTGCCGCGTCTGGGCATCGGCCCTCTCTGCCTCGGCCAAGCCCGCGAGCTCCGCCTCCATGGAGGTGCGGGTGGCTTGCCGCTCGAGGAGCGAGTCCTTGATGACGATCCGGCCCATCAGGGTCTTGCGTTCTGCCGTGAGGGCGTCGCGCCGCGCGGCCAGGTCCTTCAGTTGGCCCTCGAGATGGTCGCGGTGCCGACGCAGGTCATCGGTGTCCGGCACGGCCACCTTGGCCTCCTCGGCCTGCTGGCGGGCCTGTGCCACGACCTCTTGCTCAGACTCCAGGTCGCGCTGGGCTTGCTTGAGCCCCATCTGGGCCAATGCCAGTTGCTCTTCGCGGGCCGCCAGGGCCGTGACGTCGGTCTCGAGGTGTTCGATGTCGCGTCGGATATCCTGCAGGTCAGCCTTGGTCTGGTCGGCCTGCTGTTTCCAGTAACGCTCAAGGGGGCCGTATTGGTCGTCGAGCTTCAGGATGGTGCCAAAGGCCTCGAGGCGTTGTGCCGGCCGGAGCGCGAAGAAGCTCCCGGCGTCGCCCTGGCTCACGATGCTGGTCAGAAGCAGGATGTCCTCATCGACGGCCAGGATTGCGGCAATCCGTTGGTCGGTCTCCCGGGCGCCCGTGCCTTCGGCCACCCATAGGCCGCTCTCCTCGCGCGCCAGCTCCACCGTGGACTTCCCGCTGTTACGGTTGGAGCGGGTGCGGGTGATACGGTAGCGCTCAGTCCCCATGGTGAACGTGAGGGCCACCCGGCATTCCTCCGCTCCCCGGCGGATGAAGGAGTCCAGGTTCCGGATCCCTCGTGCGCCGGTGAGGGCATACACGATGGCCTCCGGGATCGTGGACTTCCCCGCCCCGTTGGGCCCGACGACGCTGGCCAGCCGGACGCCGGCCAGGTCGATCTCCTGCTCGTGGTAGCTCTTGAAGTCGTGCAGGCTGATGTGCTCGATTCTCATCGGGCCACCGCGACTTCCCGCTCGAGCTGGGTGATGGCGTTCTCCAGGTCTTGCACCTGGTCCTCCAGTTCCTTCACCCGCTCTTCGAGCCGTTCGTTTTCGTCTTCCAGGTCATCCATGCGGTCGGCGTACTCGTCGATCTGCTGGTCCACCTGGCGGCTGTACTGGCGCAGCATGGCTGCGGTGAGTTGTGTCATCTCAAGACCTCCTCTCGTGAGCGCACGACCTTGGGGTCGAGGCGCTCCCGCTGTGCTGGGTCCAGGCCCTGGAGGTCCGCGTATGCGGCCCACCCGGTCAGGATGTCGGTGTCCTCCGAGATGGCGTCCGATGACTCCGTGACGGTGTGGACGATGTTCGCTTCGGGGCCCTTGACCTTGACCGCGCCGGCGGCCAAGAGAGCGCGCCGGATGGCGTTGTTGTCGATCGTGCGCGCCACCTCGGGGGTGGCGGTGTAGCGGACCCGGACCACGGCGCCCCGCACGCATTGATCACCGACGCCTTGCCAGCCCTCCGGCATATCCGTCACGAAGTCGGTCAGGTCGATGTCCACGAACGGCCGCGGGTCTGACGAGCGCCACTCCCAGGTGGCCGTCGGCCCGAGGGGGTTGTCGTCTATGTCGAGGATCCAGAAGCCCTTGTCTTCGTCCGCCTCGGCGAAGTCCACGCGCTCGATCGAGCCCGAGTAGCGTACGTGGTTACCGATGTCGAATCGCTTGTCGCCGAAGGACTGGGCTCTGTGGAGGTGGCCCCAGCACTGGGCGGCAAACGGAAGCCCGCGCAGCTCCGAGAGCGGCAGCACCGGCTCGCGCAGGAACGCGGTGGACTGCTGGGCTCCGATCTGCGACCCGCCGATGGTGCCGTGGGCCATGAGGATGGATCCGTAGGGGCCGGCCAGGATTTCTGCCTGGGCTCCTAGCCCGCGCAGCACATCGAGCGAGAGGGTCACGATCTTGGCGTTCTGTTCGTCGAGGGTCAGCTTCTCGAACTCGGGATCCGCAGCGGCCAGGTG